GGGACATTCTGATCCCGACGATACGCGAGGCTGGTTCAGAGATCTGGGTGAGCTTTAACCCGGCCCAAGAGACTGACGCAACATACGAACGCTACGTAATGCCCTATCTCTCCGATATCGAGAGCAGCGGCTTCTATGAGGACGCGGACGTATATGCGGCCAAGGTTTCATGGCGAGATAACCCTTGGTTCCCTGATGAACTAAAGCGTGAAATGGAGATCCTCAAGGTCCGTGACCACAACAAGTATCTGCACGTATGGGAAGGCGAGTGCAAAACCGCCATTGAGGGTGCGATATACGGTGAGCAGCTCACGAAAGCCAAAGAAGATGGGCGTATTACTACAGTTCCCATCGAATCGAGTGTCCCGGTTAACACGTTCTGGGATCTCGGAAGAAACGACACAACCGCAATATGGTTCCACCAGAGAGTCGGGCTGGAGAACAGGCTCATCGACTTCTACGAATCCCGTTTGGTTGGATTGGACCATTACGTAAAAGTCCTGAAAGAAAAGGGCTATCTCTACGGCGAACACTATTTGCCGCATGACGTAGACGTTAGAGAGCTATCCACGAATAAGAGTAGGCGAGAGACCTTAGAAGGCTTAGGGATTAAGCCAATCATCGTTGTGCCTCGCGTTGCTTCAGTGAATGAAGGCATTGAGCAGACCAGGCAGGCATTCGCTTCCTGCTGGTTTGATAAAGATCGCTGCGATGACGGACTTAAGGCGCTGGCGAACTACCAATACCAATACGACGAGAAATACCAGGTATTCCGACAGGCTCCCTTGCATAACTGGGCCAGTAATGGCGCGGATGCGTTCAGGCAGTTTGGGCAGGGGTACTCAAGCGAGCAAGACGACTGGGGCGAACTCAATTACCCGAGGCTAGGCACGATATAAATGCTGACAGACGATCAACTAAAAAAGATCCTAGATAACGAGATAGAAAGTGCTGTCGGCTATATCGGCGGCGAACTCCAGGAAGAGCGTGAAGCTGCTAAGGAGTTCTATCGAGGTGAGGCTGTCGGTGAGCTTGCTGCCCCTGAGACAGAAGGGCGCTCTAGTGTTGTCTCTACGGATGTGGCGGACGTTATCGAGTGGATCAAGCCTGCTGTCCTGAAGACATTTGTCTCTACGGATGAGGCTGTACGCTTCGATCCTACATCTGCTGATGACGAAGAACAGGCGGAGCAAGAGTCCGATTACGTCAATTACGTGTTCTACAAGGAGAACCGTGGCTTTCTGGTTCTCTATTCCTGGATTCACGACGCGCTTCTAGAGAAGGTTGGGACTGTCAAAGTCTACTGGGATGAAGAGAAGAAGGTAACGACAGAGGAGTATTCCAGGCTTAACGACCATGAGCTTGCGATTCTCCTGGATGACGATGAGGTTGAGCCGATAGAACACACGGCATCACCTGAGATCGTTTCGGATGAAATGGGTGGCGCTGTAGAGGTTGTCTATCACGATATCAAGGTCAAGCGGACCTGTGTTTATGGCAAGGCTGCTGTTGACCCCGTACCCCCTGAAGAAGTGCTTGTTAACGCAGACCATCGCTCTATCTTCCTGGATGAGGCTCGATTTGCTGCGCATGAGTGCATCAAGACGGTTTCAGAGCTTGTGCAGATGGGCTTCAAGTTCGATGAGGTCAAAGACCTACCGGCTTACGACGTTGACCCGGAAGACGACGACAGAAACACCGTTACCGACGAAGACGACGCAGACAAGTCCTCAGACCCCGCACTTAAGAAGATTCGGCTGTATGAGTGTTACCCGCTCATTGACTACGACGAAGACGGAGTAGCGGAAAGGCGGCGCATTCTCTACGTCAAAGGCTCGAAGATCCTGGAGAATGAAGAGGCTGATAATGTACCTCTTATCTCCATGACGCCGATCATCATGCCTCATCGTTATGTCGGCATGTCGATCTACGACAGGATTAGGGAGATATCCAAGCAGAAGACCGCTATTTGGCGCAACCTTCTGGATAACATGTATCTCCAGAACAACCAACGCACCTACGTTAATACGGCCAACAAGGTAAACCTTGACGACCTGCTGACTAACAGGCCTGGCGGTATCGTTCGAGGCAAGGGCCTGCCAGGAGAGACCATTTTCCCGCTGACTACAGCTCCTACGGGTGCGGCTGGTTACCAGATGCTTGAGTATCTCGACAAGGTACGCGAAGAGCGCGGTGGTGTTGGTCCTGATTCTATGGGAATGAATCAGCAGCTATCCAATGACACGGCTCACGGGCTTGAACGGCTCATGTCGGCCAAGGAAGAGCTTGTTGGTTTAATTACTAGGGTATTTGGCGAGACTGGAATTAAGGAAATGTTTCTCCAGCTTCGCGCTCTCCTGGCTAAACATCAGGACAAAGAGAAGGTCGTTAACCTGCGTGGTAAATGGGTGCCTGTGAACCCATCAGAGTGGCGTGAGCGCACTTCCTCCACCATCAAGGTAGGGATGGGCACGGGTGACCGGATGAAGCAGCAGACGGCCTTACAGCAGATCCTTGGTTATCAGGAAAAGCTGATCATGGCTGGATCTGGCATGGCTTCACAGAAGAACATATTCAACGCGCTACAGGATCTTGCTAAGGCGTCGGGTATTGATGCTGATCAGTATTTCACCGACCCGGAGACATTGCCTCAGCCGCAGCCTAAGAGCGACCCAACGGCACAGATTGCGCAAATGCAGTTTGCTCTCCAGCAGAGGGATCAGGAGTTGCAGAAGCTTAAAATTGAGTCGGACAACGCAAACAAGGCCGCTGACCGTGCTCAGAAGGCAGAGGAGGCCGTGAGAGAGCTTGCGGCGAAACTTACAGACCTTGAGCTTAAGTACGGCCAGAACGTACCTGGAGCGATGGTATGAGTTTGAGTGATGAGGTCCAGCGCGGCCAGTGGGCGGCCCAGATCCTTGAGAATTCTCTCTGGCAGGAAGCGATAGCGCATATCGACGCCTCACTCCTGGAAAAGATGAGAGAGCATCACTCCGATCCGAGGGCTTGTCAGGAGATCGCATTAACCAAGAAGGTAGCGGACCTGATCTTCGCTTTTTTTGAGGATGTGAGGGACACCGGCAAGCTTGCGCAGATTCAGTTGAACACTGAGCGAGAAGCAGAAGAGCGCAAGACCCGCCTGAGATCGATACCTGGCGCATAAAGGTTTCGCCCCGTCGTGAGACGCGGCACCCCTCCTATAGCAAAGCGTAGGAGGTTCCTAGCCCTCGTAAGGGGGCGATTTAACCGGAGTTATAACCATGTCAGAAGCTACCCATGAAATGGGCGCTCAAGACCCTGTAGATATTATCGAGGGTATCCTGAGTGCAAGCGAGGAAACCCCCGAAGAAGTTACCGAAGAGGTAACAGAAGAATCCGTAGAAACGGAAACCGAAGAGGAGGTTGTAGAGACCGAATCGGAGGAAGAAGAGACTGAGGTTGAACCGGAAGGCGATACTGAAGAAGAGATTACGCTAGAAGCCTCTCAGCTCGCCGAATATCTTGGCGTGGACGCAGATGCCGTTGATGTTACAGAAGACGGCGAACTGGTTCTCAAAACCAAGATAGACGGCAAAGAAGGGAGGGCTACCCTGGCAGAACTCCTCAAAAGTTACCAACTTGAAGGACACGTTAACCAGAAGTCTATGCAGCTTTCTGAAGATCGCAAAGCGTTTGATGCAGAGCGTGAAACACAGAAGGCGCAGATAGCCCAAGAGCTACAGCAGGCAAAACAACTGTTGGAGTTCGCCCAGAACCAAACCCTTGCGGAATACCAGAACATCGACTGGCAATCTCTGAGAGAGCAGAACCCTGCCGAATATGCAGCAATGCAGCAGGACTACAACGCACGAATCCAGCAGATTGGTCAAGCGATGAATGGCGTCGGCCAGCAGTCCCAGCAAGTGCAGCAGCAAGCCTTTGTGCAGCGTAGGCAGAAGGAAGCTCAGATGCTTTTAGACAAGCTACCTGAGTGGTCCGACGAGAACGTAGCGCAGAAGGAGACCGCTGATGTTGCGAAATACCTTATTGGTAGCGGCTTTTCACAACAGGAGGTTTCAACTGTTGTGGATCATCGAGCGGTCATCATGGCGCGTAAGGCAATGCTTTACGACAAGATGACGGCAGAGGGTGAGGTCAAGAAAGAAGTCGCCAAGAAGAAGGTTAAAAAGCTTCCGAGGGTGGCGAAACCTGGGGCGAGCAAAGACAAAGCACAGGCCAAGGCAGAAGCAGATAAGGCTATCAGGCAGAAAGTGAAACGTAGCGGCGGTCATGTTGATGACGTAGCAGCCGCAATCTTTGAAAGAATGTAACTAACGTCGTGAGACGTGAGGAGTTAAACAATGGCACAGGCCACTGGTACTTTTTCCAGCTATGACGCTGTAGGCAACCGAGAAGATCTCTCTGATCTTATTTTTGACGTGTCTCCTACCGAGACCCCTTTTCTCTCCGCCATCAAGAAAACCAAGGCGAAGAATACCAACCATGAGTGGCAGACCGATAGCCTGACCGCCGCAAGTGGCACTAACGCGCACATTGAAGGCGATGATGCTAACCCGTCTGCACCTTCTGCTACTACCCGCCTGGGCAACTATACCCAGATCCTCAAGAAGCACGCCGTTGTTTCTGGTACTCAGGAAGACGGGATGAATCCGGCTGGTCGTAAGCGCGAGATGGCTTACCAGATCGCCCGTCGCATGAAGGAGATCAAGCGCGACCTTGAAGCCTCCATGATTGGCGGTGCGGCCGTTGGTAATGCCAAGGTTGCCGGTAACGACTCTACCGCCCGTGAAATGGGTTCCATTTACACCTACCTGACATCTAACGTGGCGGTGGGTGCAACAGGTGCTGTTGCAACTGGTGACGGCACAGACACCATGACCGGCGGCACGGATGCAGACCTGACCGAAGCAATGCTGACCACCGTGCTTTCCTCTTGCTACACCAACGGCGGCAATCCAAACATGCTTTTGGTATCAGCAACAAACAAGGGCGTTGTGTCTGGTTTCGGCGGCCCCACTGCCGCGACTCGCTACGTAACCACTGACGACAAGAAGCTAACCGCTTCTGTTGATGTGTATGTGGGCGACTTTCACACCCTGAAGGTTGTCCCAGCTCGTCAGCTTGTTGGTGACAACGTGCTTGCTATCGACCCGGAGTACCTGGCTTACGCAGAGCTTCGCCCCCTGCGCAGCTATGACCTTTCCAAAACTGGCGACTCTTATCGCAAGGAGATGGTCTGGGAAGGCACTCTGGAAGTATGCAACGAGGCCGCTCACGGCTTGATTGCAGACACCAACGGCTAATTCATAGCCACAACCTGATAGCCCTTCCTCTCTTCGGAGAGGCGGGGCTTTTTTATGGGTGAAACATGACTGAAGAAGCAAAGAAACCAGGAAGGCCCGGAAAAGTGAAGTGCATTGTGTTGCGCAAGATTGGTACTGAAGACGGCAAGGGTATGGCTGAAGTTGGCGAAGAGGTAAGCCTGTCTAAGGATGCCGCCAAAAAGCTCCAGGACGCAGGGGCAGTGAAGGTTTCCCTGTGAAGCAAACGCTCCACTTCGATGATTCAGAAGATCGGCTGATTGTTCACTCCGAGCAGGATGTAGAGCCGATCATAGATGAAGTTAAGTCGCTCAAAGAAACCTCAAAAGAGGTGCCGGGGCTTGGCTATCACGCAGGGCGTATCCCTGATGTCGTTGTTCTCGATTACATGAACACGGTAGGGATTACGTTCGCTGAGTTCATCAATAACCCTGTCCACATAAAGCGCATTATGACGGACCCGGATTATAAGAAGTTCAGGGTTTGGGAGGGTAGGCTGTGAGCATCTCCACCTATGCAGAGCTGCAAACCGCTGTAGGTAATTGGCTCAACCGAGCAGACCTAACTGCCCGTATTCCTGAGTTTATCGAGTTGTTTGAGGCTCGGGTAAAGCGCGATCTGCGCGTCAGGCAGATGGAAAAGCGTGCGACAGCGGAAACGGTATCAGGTACGGACTATATCGGCCTGCCTGCTGATTACCTCGAAGCACGCTCTCTGCATCTCAATACCGACCCTAAACGGCAGTTGCAGTTTATGCCGCCGAGTGAGTACCGCTCGCGATGGATGGGTTCTGAGACCGGCAAGCCGAAAGTGTTTGCGATTGTCGGCGATGAGATCCGCTTGGCTCCTACGCCTGACTCCGCTTACGAGACGGAGATGGACTATTACGCCTTCTCTGTTCTCTCCGATTCCA